TATGTGACAGTAGTAAGTGAACACAGATACAAGTTCTGCTTTACCTTCACCGTTAACCCAGAAACCAATACCGTTATCAATAACCTGTGTAAAGTCATTGGCAACAATTGATTTATTACCACCATTGTGTAAATCTCCGTCAACTTTTAAACCTACACAACCTGTTCCAAACGTTGATACGTTTTGTACATAACAAGAACGTGTTGTGATCCAAGCCGCGGCATCTGACGCACCTGACCCAGGGTTTAGTGAAACAAACGCTCCACCTGATGGTCTTTTTGTTCCGTATTGATTGATTGCTCCTAATGTTCCTGTTAATCCGCTCAATGACATGTTTCTAATGCCTGAACCGTTGTTAACATAAAACATATTTGATGTTTCGTAACCCGCCGCTGGTTTTACTTCTGTGCTTCTCAGTTCATCTCCAACTAATGCTGTGTCTCTTGGCACAGTGATGGGTAAAATTTCTTGATATAATCCTGTTTTTATAAAAATTGTTGCAGGTGATCTAGTGGCTAAGTCGCCATTGATGTAATCACATGCAAATTTAATTGTTTTGAAAGGAGCCGCCAATTGACCTCCTTGTGTTTCAAGGTCTTTACCTTCTGGCGATACATAATAAACTTTTGGAGTTACGTCAAAGTCTTCCCAGAAAGGAATGTCATTTGATCCAACTTTTAATAATTGTCCTGATTCACCTACACCAATTCTTAATCTTGTTGAATCATCGTTTTGAGTTTTGATATCTCCAGGATATTCCAACACGTTTGGTGTGTGTCCTGTTGCTAACAGTTGCCAGTAAGGTCCAACATTTTCAGATTCAAAATCCAGTGGCGGTTTTGCATCTGATGAATTTGCTTCATGTTTTAAAATACATTTGTAGAGTGTGCCTGCCACTGTGACAACATCACCCGGGAAGTACGTTGATTCGCCTGTGAGACCATTTAAATCTTGTTCTTTCCAAGGTCCTTTGAATGCATTACCTGTTACCAATAATTGCCAAGGCCATGGATCATCAGATCCTGGATCATATGCACTTCTTGTTGAAGGATCTACACTTTCATTGTCTCGTGTTGCAATATATAAATCACCACCAGCTCTTACCACATCACCAGTTTTGTATGGAAATGGTTCTGCTTGATCGTTAACAATGTAAGTTGCTACCCACTCACCTTTGAATGTGTAACCAGCCACTTGTAATTCCCAAGTTGCAGTGGCATCTGTAACAGCAGGTTCAACACCAATGTTACTTTGTAACGCAACATATGTGTAACCTCCATACAGTACAACATCACCTTGTTGATAGTATTGAGAAATTGTCCATTCGTCTTCAAATTCGTAACCTGGTATCCATAGATTGAAATTACTTTCAAGCATGTTGACATCAGTAGCCCAATGACCTGTGGTCACTTGCCACATACCTGGAGACCATCTTACAAGTTCTCCTACTGCATATCTTTCTCCATGAGCATAATCGCCTCTATATTTAATTCCTGTGAAAACAGTTTCCCATTGGGCACTGTTTGCCTCTAGTCCATCAGCGGCATCATTGGCAACACCATTTACTCCGACTGTGGTTATAGCACCATTGTCGACTGTGTTGATTGTGATTGTGATATCATTGGCCGGTGTTGCTCCGCCCACTGCTGATCCTAAAATTGTAAAAGTTTCTGAAGCAAGATAAGTTGAACCACCGTTTGTAATTTTGATATTGTAAGTTGCTCCAACTTTAAAAATAAAAAATTGAAATCCTGTTCCTTCTGCACCGCCGTATGTGGCAGTAGGATTTACAAATTTATTAGAAGCGGCTGATCTGTGTCCTGTTAGACATCTAAACACTGTACCACCATAATACACAATATCATCTGGATAGTATAATGTGTTGGAAGTCCAATCACTTCTAAAATTGTCTGATCTAGAATATTGATCCCAGTAGTCTGCATTGAATTGTAAACCGTCATCAGCAGTTCCTGAAGTGTGTGCTGTGTTACATTTCCAAATTGATCCACCGTAAATTACTGTTTGGTCAACGTTGTAAAGTGTAGCAGGTGTCCAAACACTTTGCCAATCTTCTCCACGAGCAAAGTACACCCATTTTAATTCATCTCCTAGTACACCATTTGATGCAGATGAATTTGAAATATGTCCTTCAATACATTTGTAAATTAAACCACCAACTTTAACCAATTCACCAATTTTGTAAAATGTTGAAGGTGTCCATGCACCAGTCCAACTTTGACCGTCCATCATTTGAGACCATCTTGGAATTGAGTTGTTTAAGTCGTTATAAAAGTTTGTGTCTGATGTGTGTACTTCAACACATACAAATACTTTTGCACCGTATCTTAATACATCATCTTTTACATAAAGAGTGTTGGCTGACCAATCACCTCTCCATCTAAATCTAATTCTATCTATTCGAAAATCTGCCATTGATTAATTCCTATATGTATTTATTTCCTTATGTACTATAAGGTTCCACATATCCTGGATATGTGTGAGCCTCGTTAACTTTTAATACTAATTCGCCTTCACTATTCACGTAATAAAACAGGTTTCTACCATCCCATTTGTACTGTTCGTACACTAAATTTGGAAAGTTTTTTCTGTGTTGCTGATCCCTACCTTCAAAAAAGTCTTCTCCTCTACTCCAATTATTGTAGTTTTCATCAATATTGCCTGGTCTATTCAATTGTACTCCATCTTCTAGTCTTAATAAATCTGATTTCACCATGTATAATTCGCCAGCATCTGTTCTACGCAAACCATAGAAATATCTATTGTTCGCCAGTGTCTTTTGTAATTCGTCTATGCCTACGCCAAATACTTGTGCCATTATCTATTAACTCACTATGTTGATTGTGTTACCCATTGCTGAGTGAATTGTACATTGGTAATACAGTGAACTTGGAGCATCCATAGGAACTTCTAAAACCTGTGTTCCTGTTTTGCTTCCACTTACACCTGATGTGTATTCTGCACCACCGTTTGATACTCTAAATTCGAATGGGTGACTAGCACCTGTCGAATTTACAAAAACATAAGTGTGTCCTCTCATCAAGTATAAAACAGGATCATTGGTTGAAGCCGAAAATCCTGGACCTGTAAAAGTGTAATTAGATGAACCTGCGGCTCCAACATTCCATCTCATTGTTGGACCGTTTTGTTTCACCCAGTTTGTTCCGTTGTAGTACAATACATCACCTTGTTCTGGTGTTGATATTGTTACATCAGTTAAATCATTAAGAGTACTTGCTCCACCGCCTGCATCTGCAACAAATTCTAATGCTGTTCCACCTGCGTTTACTTTAACTGTTCTTCCTGCCGAACCTGAAAAAGTTGAAGGAGTATCTGTCAATGTTAATATTGAAGTTGGAACAGTTGGTTTGTTGTTCAAGTTGTTGTAGTTCAAATAATATGTGCTGTCTAATCCATCAAGAGTGTCAGCATCTGTACCACCGCCACCTGTTGTTGCATCATCACCAGGTACCCATGCTGTACCATTCCATTTTAGAACTTGTCCTGAAGTAGGCGAAGTTGTTGTTGTGTCAACATCTGAAAGTTTATCAATTGAAAACGCCGCAACAATTTCTAACGCATCTGCAGTGCCGTTTACTTGTAAGAAACCTCCTGCTAGTCCTGAGAAAGTTGCTGGAGTGTCAGTCAATCCAGTGAATGCAGTTGCACCACCGCCACCACCACCGCCACCTGCGGCAACATCACCTGGTTTCCAAGTTTGTGAACCTGCATCATAAATCAATGCTTGTCCGTTGGTTGCTGTTGCTGTCAGATCAACATCTGAAAACATTCCGATAGATTTATTCGCATCTGCAATTTTTACCCAAGCACCTGCGTGAGCATAGTAGGAAGCATTCTCACCGTGTACGTGAGCAAACATACCATGATACGTTGCCGCACTTGGTAAATCTGCTAGAGTTGAATATAAAAAAGTAATTTTGTTTGCACCAGTGGCAGTAATCAAATTGTTATTGACTATTGTCAATGCTGTTCCGTTTCCAAGAGCTGTGTACAATTCTTGAAAATTGTTGTTCATTTTTCCACCAGCGTCCCTTAACGAGTCTCCTTGACCGTCATTTGGAATAATACCAGTGTTTATAAGTTGTCGTGTCATTCGTTTTTTCCTCCTACTTTATCCTCTATCGAATGTTATTTCATTACTGTCCATTAAGTAATTTGTTCTATCCAAAGTGAATACTGTTTGTTCTACAATCACAGTTTCGTCTGTTTGTGGATATGTAATTGCTCCATCACCTACGTTACTGTTAATTCTTACAACCAATTCTCCTTCGGAATTAATATAATAATTTAAATTTACATCGTCCCATCTAAATTGTTCGTATCTTAAATTTTTAAATGGTTTAGCATGATTTAAATCTCTACCTTCAAAGAAATCATAACCTTGATCAAATTCTTTAAAGTTGTCGTCAATGTTTCCTGGATTGTTTATTGATACAGGATCGTTGGCAGATAATTGGTCAACCTTACCGATGAATAAAGTTCCTTCGTCGGTTCTTCGTAATCCATAAAAGTATCTGTCTTTGATACCATTTTGAAGATATACGGAAGTATCCTGACCAACTGTGTTTGACATCTTATGTTATCTCCACGTAACTCAACACACAATCTAATGAGTCGTTGATGTTTGATTTTACATTTAAACTGTTTTGACTTGCCACAATTAATTTTTCTCCTGAGTTCAACACACGTAAACTAGAGTTTGGTGCAATTAAAACATCTTTTACAATAAATCCTGTAACTGAATCTGGAGTTGCTGTCAATGTTACACTGGCTTCTACAACTGATTCTGTCAAGTTTGCTAAAACCATTCCAATGATTGTTGTGTATGATCCTGGTGCCGCTTCGTACACAGCCGTTGTTACAGTTCCTACACTTTTTGTTACAGAGTTTCTAAAATTTGTTGCCATATTTTTCCTATCCTAATGCCAGTGCGTATTCCACTGCTATTTCTGTTGCGTCAATAATACTTACAGCACCTGATGAACCTGCGATTGAACCCCAAGCATTACCATCATACAGTTCAACACGTTGATCTGCGGTGTTGTAACGTATCATACCTAATATAGGCGTAATCGGTCTGTTTGCTGTTGTTCCAACCGGAAGTACAAACCCACCAGAATCTGACACATCAATATATCCCGTTCCAGTTGTTTTTAATACAAACGGACTAGATATAATATTAGTTATCGCATTTCCTTCAAACTTGAAGTCTTCAATTCTGATACTACCGTTTCCTTGAGCATTCAGGATCAAATCTTGGTCAGTTCCTGTGGTTGTGACTGTATTTCCACTGATTGTAATGTCATCCACCTGTAAAGATGTGACATCAAACCTTGTTGCATTTACATTTGCTACCAAAGTATTGCCAGCATAAAATCTAATTGTGTCATCATCTGCACCAGGTGTGGCTTCAGCAGTGATGTAGGTGTCTTTGTCTAAATCATACACACCAGACAATGCCAACCAATTTGTTCCGTTGTATCCTTCAAACACTGAATCATCAGTGTTGTATCTCATCATACCTGCTGATGCAGAACCTGGTCTCTGAGCAGTTGTACCTGTTGGAATTCTAACAGATCCAGTACCGTCAACTCTGAACACACCTGAAGCAGGATTAATTGTGAAGTCTCCTGAATCGTTTGTTATTGTATCTCCTGACACTGTGAAATTTTCAACTCTTACTCCACCAGTTCCATTTGATCTTAAATCTAAATCAGCATTTGTATTATTACTTTGAATTAAATTTACTTTAATGTTTACACTGTCTATCTGTGCTTCATTGGCAAATATTGTGTTCCATCTTTTTGTAGATGAACCGACATTGTAAGTATTGTCTAGTGCAGGAATAATATCAGAACCAATACCTGCTGTAATATTAATTGAATCTGTTGTTTCGTCACCTATTGTAACATTTCCACCTATTGTGATATCTCCTGTAATATCTAAATTTCCAGTAATGTTTACATCGTCAACAAAATTAATTTGATTATTAAATGAATCAATGTTCAAATCTCCTGATGTTGTTGTAATATTATTTCCAGATATTTGAACATTTCCTGTTTCAATTTTATCTCCTGATATAACTGTAACGTTAGGTCCTGATGTAAATGTTAATGCTTGATCAACATCTATATTAAGTGACGCTGATGTAAACGCAACTTGTCCTGTTTCTTGATTAACATAAAATTGATCACCAACTCTAAAATCACCTTTATGGTCAACTGATGAATAATAAATTTTTGCATTATTATTTGTAACAACTTCGTTGGCTTGAACCACTGTTGTTGCATCGTTATCGACTTCGTAATCGTTTCCAATGTAAGCAAAGTTGTGTGAAATCAAATACATTTTTACACCAACACCGTCACCCACAGCACCAAATGTTCCGTAGATAGATGCAGATGCAATTGATCTTACTTCTGCTCCAAAGTCTGTGTAATCAACTAGAGTAAAGTTTGTTGCTGTTGCTCCTGCTGATGTTCTAATGTCTTGAATTGGTATGTTAGTATCTAAAAATGAAGTTGATAAATTTGGTCCATTAAATCTGCCTACTAATACTGTGTTTGGATTTCCAATTGCTTCTGTTGTTGGTGGAGTAAAGTTTCCTGAACGTATTGCTGAACCTTTATAAATTATAAAGTCGTCCATGTTTCCAATAAATCCATTATTGGCATCATAGTTGTTACCCATCACCAATGGTTTTGCCGCACCTAAATCATTTGCAACTGTTGCCGATCCAACATTTTGTCCTGCAACATACATCGTTACAGTGTTACTGCTTCTTACCAACGAGAAGTGAGTCCAAGCATTCAAGTTAAATCCTTGACTACCAATGATTACATTTGCTCCGTTAACATAAAGTTTAGGACCATTGTTTGTCATGTACAGCATTAAAGAATATTCTATTGATGCGTTGTTTCTAAAATCAAATAATGTCGTTGATTGTAATTGTGTTGGGTATGCCCAAAATTCTATTGTAAAATCTCCAGTGCCAAATCCAAAGTCTGCTGTTGTTGAAATAGATGCACTGTCTCCAACACCATCTAAGAGTAAACTGGATTGTCCAAATTTTTTCAATGATGTTGATAATTTTGCATCACCGTTGGCAGTGATTTGTTTGCCTGTTGTTTCTGGTGGCATTGCAAATCCTGTTGATTTCCCATCAATTATAATTTTATCTCCATCTACAGATTCAACTGTGCCTGATGCCAATAGAGTTACATTGTCTGTGTCGTAGTATGATACAACGTGTCCTGCTTGGATTGCCGTACCCAATAAACCTGAAACTTTTAATTGTGTTTTACCATCTTCAGCCAAACCAGTTGTGCCGTCAACAGCATAGATACTTCTTGCCGCAAAATATGTAAATGAGTTTAACCATTCTATTCTTACACCATTTGTAAGTGTGACTGCATCAACACCTGGAGTAATAAATGTTGCATTTTGAAACAAACAACTTGCTTCATTGGATGCAGGAGTTGCCACTGAACCATCTAACAATGCACCTTTTCCAGCATCAGCAGATCCAAATCCTCTAGGATCTTGTGCTGTTGTCACTGTTCCTTGTGTAATGACAGTTACGTTTCTTATGTAAGGTGATCTTGATGTAACTTGAAATCCAGTTGAATCATCTGCACCTGTTGGATTAAATCTAAATGCGTGTCCTGTGTTGGCAACAGCATTGTAATAGAATCCAGTGATTGTCATATCTTCAACAGTGGTTTCACCGTTCAATATAAAAGCGTCATTGCTGTTTGTAAGAACACTTGGTTGTACCTTTACTGCTCTAATACCATCACCTCTTATACTAACTCCAGTTGGAATTGTTAAAGGAAAATCTTCTGTGTATGTGCCTGGATAAATGTAAACATGATCTCCAGCAATAGCCACTGATAATGCTTGTTCAATTGTAGCATATGGATCATTTTGGTGAGTTCCTGATTTAGAGTCATCACCGTTGGTTGCTACGTATATTACTTTACCTGGACGTGCTGTTAAGTTTAGTCCTTGTACAGTGATGTTTCCTGATAGTGCCAGGTTGTCCACTGTTAAATTGTTGGCATATGCTTCATTCCAACGTTTTGCCGCAGTTCCTAAATTGTATGTGTCACTGGCATCAGGTATTATGTTTGATGTGATGTCAGCATTGATTGTGATTGAATCTGTGTCATTATCACCAATAGTGATGTTACCATCTGCTCTAATGTTTCCTGTTGCGTGAATATTTCCTTGTACTTCTGTGTTACCTATAATATCTACAACACCTGTTCCGCTGGTTATAATCTCAAAGTTTTGGTTGGTATCAGTTGCTCTGATAGTGTTGTTAGTGATCACAAGATCATCTACATGAATTTCATTGTTGTACACAATGCCGTCTACGGCTGAAAAATTTAATTGTGATGATGTGGTTGAAATTGTGTTGCCAGTTACTGTGATATTGCCTACGTCTACTTGTCCAGTAACTTCTGCATTTGTTGTACGTGCTGTTCCGTTTATATCTAGCGGATATTGAGGAGTGCTGGTCTTAACACCAATCCTGTTGTTATTAACATCAATGTATAACAAGTTAGTCTCAAAAGCCAAATCTGCTCCATTACGCAGAAGATTGGACTTCAAGAGCTGACCTGATATTCGACCTACAGCCATTGTTTTTGCTCCTTTATAGCACGGGGATCTTGTCCCACCAACCTGATTTTCACCTTACATTATTCATAAGTTCTTCGTCGGTTGACCACGGTTTGTCCTGCTGAATCTGGTCAGATTCTGCATTAGTATTATTTATCGGTCTTTTGGTATTATATTGTACAAGGTTAATTTATACTAGTTTAATATGAGGTTGTAAACCACAT